GTCGCCTCCTGAAGCTGTCCCGTTGGTACCATTACTACCAACATGACTACCTACGTCATCATAAATATACTCACCTTGATGTCCTCCACCACCGCCATTCCCTTGAACATACGTTGATGCTTGAAATTGACTTACACCTCCAGGTCCACCATCTGTTCCAAAATACTGATCTTCATAATCCCAAGCATGACCATAAAGACCACCACCACCACCACCAGCACCGCGAACATCAACAGTAAGTGTGGTATATAACGGAATAACGAAATTATAAGTCCCCGGAGTCGTATAACTTATACTTCCCGGTACAGATACAGGACCACCTTTCGATGGCAACATTATCGGCCCAACGAATGGTATTCCTGCTGCGCGATGCTTAATAAATCTACGCTGCGGGACGTACAGTTTCCGTTTAGGCAAAATTAGCCTATTCGAGTTTACCGCCGCTATACGCAATGATGTCTCCATTAGCATCATATTGACCAGATATATAATTGCGCTTATTCGCTGCTGTGTTATATGTCATAGCACTAGCACCTACAGGCAACCATTTAGTACCAAAGCTAATTGTTCGGCCTCCTGTACCATCCTGAGTGATAAACAATCCAAAAGATTGACCACTCTTCAAATTAGTAGGATTAGCAAACGTAACATTTCCAGTTAACACACAACGAAAATTCGTATGAGTGTTAAAGTCTAATGTTACAGTACCTGATACATTACCCAAATTATATACAACATTAGCATCCCAAAGATTAGAAACACTAACGAGTTTATTAGCTGTATTGCTTAGTATTTCCGCTGCTGAGGCTACCGCTTCTGTGGCTAACTTAGCATACGTTATAGTTGTATCAGCTATTTGTGAAGCTGTAACTGAAGCAGCTTTTAAGACAGCTTTAACAATACCAGTAGCAGACCAATCCCACGTAATATGGGTTCCATCAGTAACAATGCGCTCTGATGATAAGTCTTCATGAGCAGTTCGTACTAAATAAGTTGCATCTGACGGACCTTTACTAGTTACTAATCCAGCAACAGTAGAATCCAAAGTAGACACAGTAGAGTCTATACTGCCTAAATCAGCGTCTAACGCATCAATAGCATCTTGAACATTCGTAACATCAAGAGAACTTGTTGTATCATCATACGAAACAGAAGATGCAGGGACACCACCACCGCCGCCAGAGTCAATTAACATAACCCAATTATCTGCATCATCCCGCATTGATCCAGTATTAGGTGATGTATGTTCAACGATACAAATGCCTGCTAATCCTTCAGTTGCATCATAGGCAAGTGAGTCTACAGGATAAAATGTATTTCGTTGCCATTGTCCTTTAGCTTGAATACCAAGTTGCAAAGCAGTCCAATAAGATGAATTAGCAAAACGTTCATCAGCAAACGTACCAGTCGCAACAGTAGTATGTACTGTATTATTAATCCAAAGCGTTGTCGTATCAGCATCATACAGAATATCGCCAAGAGCAACTTCTACGTTATTCTTAAACTCAATAATGGAATTAGCCTGCATCAAGCGATACATAAGCGTATCAATGCGATCCGCATTTTCATTGACTTGTGAACTCCATGGCGAAGTCCGAAAGTCAGGTTTAGCAAGTCTAAACCGTGATGTGTAGGTTGTAGCCATTATCTGAAATACCTTCCACGAGCGAAGACAAACGAGAAAGAATTGATTATCAGGGCGTGAACTGACGAACCATACACACGAAACTTAATAATCTTGAACTTTATTGGATATTTATACAGCAATGGTGTAGCAGAGCGCCGACTACCACCAAACTGATCTGTAAAAATACCAAAACCGGGAGTGTCATTACCTGTAAACGTTAAACTTAAAGCCGGATCATAGATAACATTTCCATCTGCATCCTTGTATAAATCATCCACATAACACTCAACCGTAAATTCTGACGTTCCAGTAGACCCTACACTAATAAAACGATTGTGTTTGATTTTCATGTGATCTTTGCCTTCAAACCAAGGCATTTCCAGCACAAAATCAACTGCCACACCTTCATATAATGCGTATTTTTCTGGTGTTGCTGTTCGTTCGTCCGCAAAAGTACCAGTTGCAGGCGTCGTGTGAGTCACACTAACCGTATAAACTTCATCTGTAACACTATCGTAAACCAAATCTCCTGTAGTAACGGCTAAACTTTGTGACCATGTAACATCACGATCATAAATTTTATCAGCATAATATTCTTCACCAAACGTCTTATTTCCAAGCTGATAAATTCGCGTCCCTTTAGATAGAAAAACACGACCAAGGAATGACGTACAACCACAAGTATAATCCATTCCTACAAAACTAGACCATCCTTTATAATTCAGCTTTTCATTAGATGTATAACAAAGTGCATTTCCATCTTTAGTAAACAAGATGTAGTTGCGTTGCAATGGATCATAGATGCTAAATGAATTTACAAGCTGCTCCGTGTCAGATAGCGCCGCAACTCGTTCCCGATATTCCGGTTCGATAATATTAGATAGATAAGAACTATCTAAATGCTGTGTAACAAATGCATTACGCCGCGCACTGGTAAGTCCTCCAAGACCAGCAAACACAAGATCATTTTCCACTACAGTAATGCAACGGTTCCCAATAAGACCGAATTTCGGAAATGTATCAGGAAATTCCGGCTTATGTGTTGTTCCATCATAAATTCCAAGAATAACTTGAATTGCAATTCCCTGCAAAAACACAATTAGATTAGTTCTAAATCCAGCAATTCCACGAATAGCCGCCGCACCTTCTGGCGCATAAGCACCTACGTCAATGGAAATCGAGTCATTTGGATCAGGATCACCCACAAATGTTCCTGATGTGCCCGCCGCAGATATGATAATTTCTGTCGGAGAAGCTGAAAAACCTGCAACGCAATGATAGTTTGCAGCAATGCAACCATATTTACCGATAGGAACGTTAACGTTACTACCTGTCGCCAAGTCTTGCAAATACGTTACAGCAAATGCTGACGAAATGGAAACAGGCTTATCCTGTCCATTATGTATAATTAGTGTATTCTTAAATGGAACAAAAGATACTTGCGTTACACCTGTCGTCCAAGCTGACGGTGCCCCCGGTAGCTCAGCGGCTATAGCTGTATTCCAAATTACAGCCTTAGTACCACCATCTGTTACCGATACAATAACGCCATTCTCGCAAACATTAATAAGTCGCCCATTGAAGTAATATTGATCTACAATCGGACTATCATTAACGTCTTTAATATCCACAAACCATTTCGTACCCCATCGTTTCTGCTGTCCACCAGAAGGAGTACGTTGAAAGTTCACAAGTGATGTACAATAACGCGGTGCCATTGCGTGATCATCATCAACCGCATTCCAACCACCACCAAACCCACGTAGCGTTGAAGTCTCAAGTTTTGATGCCTGAGACTTCTTCATGCTCTTATTGAAAATGGATACAACCATCTGTGTGACTCACACGAATTATCGAATGTAAGGAACCCACTCATTCGGAACAGATGCATTAGGTGAACGAGCGATAATCGGCTGATCCGCAAGTGAAGCGATAATATCCCGATAGCGAATTTCCATCATATTTCGCTGTGCATCTGTAGCTCCGGGATTACTATCATCACTACTTAAAGTCATAAAAGCGGTACCGCAGACAAGCATATCATGATCAAGTGGCATTTCGTCTGCCCAATCCCACGGTACCCCACGAGCCAAAGGATACACTCTTGCACAGACATTGATATAGGAAGTTGACGCAAGCGGATAGAATTGCAGGTACCTATCAGGGAATGTTGCAGAAGAAACAGGTTGAAATGTCCAAGCTTGTGCATTACCGGCTCCTTGTAAAGCTTTCACAGCATACGGATTAAGTTTTTTGTTCAATACAGGTAAAGGAGTATGATTAGCGTCAAGATGTACTGAAACAAAATCTTCAATATCACGCACAAACGCAAAAGTATCAGCCGGAGGAATACCTAAAACACCATCTAACTGAAACCTAAACCACTCAGTCATGTGAGGCCAGTGATACTTCTTAAACAATAAATTAAAAGATCGAATAGCATCATTCATCATTCGATCTTCTGAATAAGTACTAACGCCTGCACCGGCAACCTCACCAAGTACGCTTAATGCATCATCAACAATTCGCCTAATCGTACTACTCATTTATTCCTCCGTGTGACTCACACGAAAATGGGAGGGACTACACCGAGCCAAAGTTAAGTCCCTCCCACTCTCCACTAGCCTCCGAAGTGCTTGAGGCCGTGCAGCCCGCCATTATTATCTGCATTCACGGCGTTATTGCCGATCATGGAAACAATAATTTCCGATCCGTCAAGGGTACGCAGAGCTTCATACGTACCACGAGGATCACCAGTCGTAGCCGTTGCCGGATCAGTCAAATCAGGCATAACAAACTGCGTCGGCGTAACAACAATACCAACACGATCAGAGCCCGCCGATGCTGCCGCAGCACCAACAAGTTCAATCATATCATTCGTTACAAACCTGTTATTGGCATTATATCCGATTGTCGTCGGCGCATCCGATACAGTCAAACCAGCGGCATTGCTGGTATCAATTGTAACAGTGAGCCCTGTAATAGCAACACCACCAAGTTCCACGGTAATAACTGGATCGGTAGTAGAACCGCCGCCATTCGGAGTACCAAGTAGCGTCTTCACATAACCGGGACACGGAGCCCGCAGAAATTCGGAACCTCCTGCCACAGCTTTTGCCGCTGCTCGGTCTGCCCAAATTTCAAAGTCTCGGTTAAACAACTGAACCTGTACACCTGCTTCCTTAACGGCGATAATATCGCCCTTGAACGGCAGACCAAGCCTACTACCAGTGCCAAGGTTAAAGGTCACAGCATTAGACGACGCTGTTACAACCTTTGCCTTAGTCACACGATAGAAAGCTTTCTTACCATACAAGATTGACGTTACACCACTCGCACCAGTGAACCGCTCGACCATCGGTTGTCCAAGATAGTCGAAGCCATAAACATCGACCACATGAGCATTACCCGGATCACCGCTAATTGACAGGCGCACGTTACGACCATAGCGACTATCAACAAGCTGAGAAGCCGACGCAACGGCTACATCACCAAGCGTCTGAGCATTTGCGGCACTAAGAAACGCCGTAGCACTCTGCGCAGCCGGACTACCAAGTGAAAAATCAGTCGGCTGTCCATGTACCAACTCAGACGCATACTGCATACCCGGAACATACAGGTTAATGCCTTGGAGATAGACACTTGAAGGATTACGGTCTCTAAACATATTTGCTCCTATGGGCCATTGCCCTGTTTGTCGGGTTCATACCCTCACAAAACCTATTCATCCCGTTCATCAGGATGCTTAGGCAATTCCCTTTCATCTTTGGTAAGTTCAATTCGCCCACTAGTTGCCTGAGCCAATTTAATTACCTGCTTTTCCATATCTTCAAACGCACCACGACGAGCATTATCATCTTGGCTCATCATCATCTTACCAAGCGGCGAGTTTGGATCAGCAAGACCTTCCAAATTGATAATCTTTGCGGGTTTATCCAGTCGATACTGACGAAGCATCTGCCGATCTCTAATCCTCAATACATGCCCACGAGGAAAATACACCATAAAACCGGCAGGCTGATCGACATACTTACTACCAAGTCCGGCTTTTTTCGTCCAAGTGTTAATTTTCCTTGTCACTTCCCCTTCAAGAGGAACTACCACATACGCCAGTCTTGCACCATTCATATAAGCCTGAGCCATTTTAGTTCTCCGTTCTGTGCTAAATGAGTAAATGACTTTCTAAAAAAGCCCCCCGTGTGAGTCACACAGGGGGAGTTTCACCAATCAACGGGAGGCTGTTAATTGGTGAGATAAGCATGGGTGCGGTATTGCCGCCAAGAGCACAACTGCCCTTCCCACACAACACGACGACCAGATGCATCCATGTTCCACGGAGCAACCAGTTTCTTAATCTTCATATTCACGCCGCGCAGAACGTGCAACGTAAGATATTCCTCGTTGACAAAGTAGCAAACATTCGCAGGAAGCTTTTCGTCAAAGAGAATGGGCTTGCCATTGTGAGTCGTGCCCACAATACCAAGATTAACCAGCTTCTTACCCGTACCAGTTTCGCTAAGGGCAATCTGCTGTTTATCTCTCGCAGCGGCTTTATGCATACGATAGATATTACGACCAGCAAAGATAACGGTCGGTTTCGGAGACTTCTGCCCATCACTTCCCCGATTAAGATCGAGTTCCGTAATATCGTCAAAAGCTTCCTCGATATTTTCCGGAGTCAGAGTGCCAGCAAAATCGTAGCTGGAATTACGCCACTGACTTTCCAACGCCAGATTAATACCACCAACCGAGCCGGTTGTAGGATCAGCCAGAATAAGGTTACCCAATCCGTTCGGATCAGTACCAGTACCGACACTGGTATGATACGTAGCAAACTGGCGGCTGATGCTTTCATCCAACGCCTTAATCTTACCAGTCAGGATTTTGAAGATTTGCGCACGACCTTGGTTTTCATCTTCTTCCTGATCGGAGATAATCAGCGAACCAACAACTCGCGACATGCTGTATTCAACAGTCGTAAACTCATTGGTCTGATCAATCGACACAGTATCATAATACTGCATTGACTGAACATTCGGGTTCAGGCCGGTAATCAATGGATTGGTGATCTGCGGTCCACCATCTTCGACGACAATACGCTTCTTGGCGTGAAGATAAGTGGAAACAGTTCCACTAATTGCAGATGCCATGATCAACTTCGCCCTTGAGCGAGTGAGCATGGAGTGAATAACAGTATCAAGTTCCATTTTATTGCTCCATCAGGCCGGGGAATTGTGCATCCCGGTCGGCCCCGGTTGTGTGAGTCACACGCTATTTTAGCAAGTCCCTCACAATGTCTTCATATGACGTATCCACGGAAGCTAAACCACTATTCTGAGGGGTACCCCTTGGAGCTGATCTTTGTCCACTAGGTACCCCCGGCCTACGGTTTTGCTGCCGGTTCGGGGGGCGCTGCTGTCCTTGACGGCGCAACAGGTTCAACTGCAATTTAGCCCAAACCTCACCCAAACTCATGTGCTGAAATTCAGGACGTTCATACACCTTTGCAAAAACGGGAAGGTATTCCCGTGCTTCGGGGTTCGCAGATAGGAAGGAGTTAAGGTCCCGCGTTGCTTGTTCGCTTCGCTCATTTGCCTCACGCTGAGCCTGCTCTTGTGCAGTCTCCCGTTGGCTCCGCTCTTTCAGCGGGTTCATGGCATTGTTAATTTCACCCCTAACAAGATCAAGCAACGATTTAGGATCGAAATTACCGCCAGATAGACCTATTGATGTTAAATCTATACCACTACTGGCCGCTTTGGTCAATAGTTTCTGAATTGTTCCTACAGGATTTACCTTGGCTTCCTTAGCAAAATTCAGGGCTTCTATAGCTTCTGCATCACTTAAACCAAACGTCTTTGGTGCAGTCGCTGCTTGGCTCTGTTGTATCTCTTGCAACCTATTATATAAGCCAGTCCCAAGCTCAATTGCTTTATTCAATCGAGTTGTTACATCGTTATGCTGTGCTTCAAGATGCCTATAGTTAGCCTCTGTCTTGTGCAATTTCTGATACATACGGGCTTCTGCACCCGCTTTGGCAACAATTTGTCCAGTCTGACGATTGACAAGATTGCCCTTACCGTCAACTTTTACTTCTGCACTCTGCGGAATACGAGACTGCGGCGGTGTCTGCTGCTGTTGAACTGGTACCTGTTTTTCTTGTGAAGCCTCAAATAAAGGATCATCCCCTACATTGGAATTTTCATCGCTTCCAAGATTGTTGTTATCCCCACCAGCGTCATCCAAATCATCAGGATTGCTGTCATTATCAGAAAAAATTGAGTCTTCACCGGGGTTCATCCCTAAATCATCAGCGGTTAAACCAAAATTCTCTCGTACCAACTCATTCGCAGCGTTCTGATCTACTTTACCAGCCATTGCACTTCCCCTATGGCGTTCGTGTGACTCACACAGCCGTTTGTTGCTGTTGCGGTGCTGATTGAGGCGCACCCTGCCCACCGCCCTGTTTCTGTACAGCTTCCATCAGAAATGCCTTAATTTGATCGTCTGGCATTCCTTGTTCTTTCATTTGCATAGCCTGCTGTTTAATTTCGGGCGGCAAAGACATAAGCTGCTGTTTAATATCCCCGCCACCACCTTGCGAAGGATCACCACCAGTAGTAACACCCTTTTGCAAATTAGCTTCGGCTTCTTTTTCAAGCTGCGCCCAATCTTCGGGAGTGATTACAACCTCAGTGAATGCCTGTTCAAGCACACGCAACATAATACGCATACTCGTAAGTGGAGCAGCACTAGCAAACTGTCCAATAGCCTGAGCAATCTGTACAGCTTCTTTCTTCTTAAAGATGCTGTTCTTTTTCTCAGTCGTACCAGCTACAACTTCAATATTGTAATTTGCCGTATACTCTTCTAGCGTCATATTATCCCAATTAGCTGCAAGCGTTTCACCTACTAAACCAGTAACCTCTTCCTGATCTAGTACTTGAACCGCAATTTCAGCAAACGAATTGGCAATATCTGCAATTACATCTTCTACAACGTCAATCTTAGCTCCTACTGCCATACGTGCTGCATCTTGATACGTTTGTACAGCATCTTTATTCGTGTTTGTCTTAAACTGTGTACCTCTTAACGCATCACTCGTATTACTAATCCGATTGATCGAATTAATAATAGGTTCCTTATTAAACAGAGCTTCAGCTTGTAGCTGCGGTGGTACAAATGCTTGAATAAGGTCCGCAATTTTACCTTCACCCGCACGAACGCCTACAATATGCTCATTCGTGCCACCTTTTCCTTGTCCTCGAATAGCGTTAATGAATTTTTCCACTTCGTCTTTAGTACAGGCATCTGAATTATAGTAAAAGAAGTCGAAAACAGTTCGCCGGATTTTGGCAACTTGGCGATTAATATCATTAATTTCGTCTTGCTGATCAAGATAGTACGCAGTTTCGCCAACACTAACTGTACCTCCTGTACTCATACCAAAGGACACAATAAAATACGGAAAGAACCGACTAATATTCAACGGATCGTCCCATACCCAAAGCGGCCAAGTCCAATCATCCCCATGAAACAAGAAGACACGTTTCGTCATCTTATCCCAAACGATATAACACTCCGTATAGTACAAGTTCATATAACCTGTACGTTCTTCATTTTGATGCTCTGTTACTTGATTTGCGTCAAGCGCATTAAGCACCATACCGAGCCCATCATCCCGCTTTCCAGCCTTATCGAATGACGCTATATGCGTTGGTTTATAAACAAGTGATCGTGTTTTATCATCCCTTTCGTCTTCACCTTCAAACGGCTGTGTATATTTCGCAGTCAAAAACGCTGTTGGAAAATACGCTCTCTCAATCTGCCAAGCTGCATCACAGCCGTCGTCATCTTCTGCATTCGGATCAATAATCAAATTCTGCGGCAGAATATTCTTTATTCCCGGCCCCGACTTCGTGAAGATTTCCATTGAACCTTCAAGAGCTTCGATTTGTCCATAAATCTCTTCGAGTTCCTGTGTCGTTTTAGCCTCCACGAGCCTCTGGCTAATCTCTTGTAATTGCTTATTTGCCATCTCAGTGGAGTCGTCTTTTCTAGTCCAGTCGATTTTAAGAATACCAAAATTAGTAAGCAGAGCAAAACCCACAGCCCGTTTGAATTTTGACTTCGCATTAAGCTGCCCCCTTCTTGTAAAGAAAGCATTCAACACAGCTTGCAACGTCTTTGCAAAATCGCTATCCCCTTCATCATTCGTATTACACGTAATGTCAGGGTCTTTGCTATATACAGCGGGAAGCATCACATTAAGATTGCTGTACACAATATTCTCAGAGCTATCCCCACGCTTAAATACACCACGCGGCGTATTCAAGCTTTTACCTTGATGATTATTGTAGTAAGCAAAACACTCATTCCACACACCATAAATAACATCATACGCAGCTACTGCCGCGTCCATACGCGCCTTCCACATTTTACCTGTACTCTTGGACACAGGTATTTTTGACCCCTTAAACACACGATAAAGAGGTTGCACGTCTTCTTTTTTCTGTTGAACAGGCTTATCAACATCATAGATGTTGGTATCGTCTTCACCTTCGCGTGCTTGATCCTCGTCCATTTTCCCCTCCGTGTGAGTCACACGATTTATTTACAAGCGTGTTGCAGTTCACAAAACTCATTATGTTCAAGTATCTGCCGCTTTGTCCCTTCAGTTAAAACGTCTTGCTTTGACGGCCTAATATATCGCCATCCACCACTAGTCGCGCATCCACTTAGACAGACGATTATCAACATCAGAAGGAGGAAGCTTGCGTATTTTGTCGTGTAACTCAGATCGTTTAGTTTCACCTTCCACATTTCGTTTCTCCTGCTCTTTTACGGCGTTGTCGTGTCCAAGGTTCCTACCCTTAATAAAGGCTAGAAATATAGCTACAATAACGCCAAGTGTTACTTTAAGCCAATTCGGTGCAAGCTTCCAAAGAGGCAAAATGATAGGTGCAGCAAAATACCACAACAATCCTGCACTTATAAACATAAGCCCCAAGTAAACCCACCATGGAATTTGATCTATGATACTACTAAACATTGTTTTTCCTTAGCTTGAGATACCTAAAAACTAACACACCTATAAGCAACAATACACAAATCACACCAGTTGTTGCTCCAATAATACCCCAAGTTTGTGCCGACATACCAAGAAATGGCTTCACAATCTTCACTGTTTCAACTGCCTGCTCTGCTCCATCATGCATAGATGTAATTGTATCATTCACTGAGCTAACGTTTGACATGATTTGCGTTACCGCCGTCGCACTACCAGTTACAGCCGCACCCGTCCCCAAAACACCTTCACTGGTAGACATAAGTGTTTTCGGTTTGTCCAATTCTGCCCCTCGTGGCGCCCATACAGGAGCTTCTACACCATCAAGAGCCTCTTTCCACTTCCTTAAAAGCACCTGACGTTCAGCTAAACCGTTAAAACCTCCATTGATACGACGAGTTTCTGTACGAATATCATCCTTTTCTGCTGCCTCTCGTGCGCCTAAATTCACATATTCAGCACAAGCAGCAACAAAACTGTGGTCTGGACGAAGCAAATAATCTGGATTACTTTCCAAATCCAACCCTATCATCTCACCAATCTTGCGATGGCTAGCTCTGCCCGTCAATTGCAAAAACCCATTACCCCTATAACGGTACCCGTCACCCTGCTTAATATTTCCTAACTCCTTAGCCTTCTTCGGATTACCAAGTCCGTACACTCTTTCAGCCAATCCTACAGGATTACGAGCTAAAAGCTGCGCCTCTCTTGGCGTTATAGCGGCACTGTGTTTACCAACACCAAAAACTTCCATAATTCTCTGCGCACTATAACTCATATTCTCCCTTGTTATCTTACCATTTCCACTTTCATGACCAATCTGAGCCATAAAATGACAAATAACAAGCGGATGATCCATGTCAAATAGTCTAAACGTATCCTTTGCAACACGTTTAATTGCTTCCCGCGTTGCAACGGGAGTCGTCTTCCAAATCGTATCTAACGCAGCATCAAAGTCCATTTTCCCCTCCGTGTGAGTCACACAGTTATTGAACAATGTTTCCAAACTTATCCGTATCATACTCATGCCACCGCATCCAACCCGGCGGCAACGCACTATTCGGAATAATAATCTTACTAGGATGCGGTCTATGAGCCAGTAAATATTTCAACGCATTCATAGCATGGTCGCCATGATCTTGCGGTTCATCAATCATCTGTCCTAATGGATTCTTCTTCCAGTAATAGTTACTAATTTCATCATCAAACCATTCTAAATCATCTACTACATACAAAAGTGGTCCCGGCCTTTCACCAGTTAATATATGCGGTGCCCATTCTGTACCACTCAAATACGCATTTACCTTTGCGATACCCGGCAATATGTGGTTCGTGGCCGGTCTACAATAAATATCCCCTTCTTCAAGTAGTTTAGCGACGGTTTCTCCGGTATCTTTTTTACCAGCAATAACCGTTCGCTTGAAGATAGCCGGATCGGCATTAATCCGCTCTCTAGCTTCAATAAGACCGGCATACTTTCCTCTAATCTTAAATATTTCGTTAGGCTGATCGGTGTAATGGAAATTGGGTTTGTAGAAACCGTCCAATATAATAACACGCCCATACTCATCCACGAAAGCAAACAAATAGCAACTAGGGCTTTGCAACCCATAGTCGTACCCTTCAATAACTTGCACCTTAACGTGCCTTTTAAGACACTTGGCAAGGTGCGCTTCCGCTTGGTCTCTAGTAAGTACATGCACTTCACGGCTGTAGTCAGCATGGACAAGTCCCTCATAAGCAGCCCACTCCCCTAACAAAAACCGCTTACGCATCTGCCCTTTATACGTTGCTTCAAGACCTTTAATATAGTCCTTTGGCAAATTTGCAGCATTCGTATATGTACTTCCTTCATACAACTCCATCAACGGCAAACCTGTCTCTTCATCTACAAGCAGCTTATCACTCTTGGTTCCGTACTTCTTCCATTGCAAATACGGGTAAACAATCTCCTTATAAAACCAATTCGGACTAGGGTTAGCCGTCAAGAGCATCCAACGCGGCCCATTTGACGGCATAGATATATCCTCTTCCCCTTCTGGTCTATAAGGTGTCTGCCCGCGAAGCCGACCCATAAGGTCAAGCAAATCCTTGTGGGTAATGCCGGGGTCTTCAACTTGGTCCACGCCAATCCAGTCATAGGTCGCCGATAGCAAGTTGCTACTGGTCGTGCCATCCGGCGTTGTCTTACCTCGCTGAGCCACATAACGAAAATTAACCGCTGAACCATTCGTGAAATAACACGTATTATCATCTTGCGTTGGCCTTTTTCTAATCCAAGACGACGGGCACCAATTCAAAAACTCTTTCCTAAGCGTATCATTCAGCTTAGGATAAGTCTCTCGTGCCAACAATCCGTTACAACCGGGATAATCCTTTACCAATTGTAGCGCCTTAATCACAAGTGCAGTTGTCTTCCCATTACCAAATGCACCGCCCATAATCTGCATCTTGGCACGAGAACGATTAAACTGCCACTGTATTGAACCTTGTTCCAGTCTATAATTTGGCATTTTGTGTGACTCACACGCTAGGTTGCATCAAGAATTACAACGCTACGATTACCAGAACTAACCGTTGCAGTAACCCTATCCTTAAGATCATTCACATCTCTATACACCGGACTACCCGGATGTCCACTACTCTTACCCAACATCACAGCCGACATAAGCCTAATTGCTTGTCGCAAAGTCATACCCGTTTCGATGCCATTCGCCCTATCAAATATTGCATCAGCATTTTGCGCAGACGTAGGCACCGCAGCTATTGCAGCTTCAACCGCACTAAACGACGCAGCAATGTCACTAGCATCAGCCGGATCGGCAGGAAGATTGTCTGTTTTTGCTTTAATCGCCGCTAACTGTGTAGAATTTGTATCAATTTCCGTTCTAATTGCTGCCGCTGTAGGAGCCGCACCGATGCCAGCAATGTCATCCGCAATACTCAAGCCAGCCGGAGCGCCAATTCTACTATAAATTGCATCAGTTGCAGCAATAACAAGGCTTTCATCTGCGGGATCAGACGGTAAATTATCTGTTTTAGCCTTAATCGCTGCTAACTGTGTCGAGTTAGTATCAATTTCTGATCTAATTGTTGCCGCTGTAGGTGGCACACCGATACTAGCAATGTCCGCAGAGATACTTAAGCCAACAGGCGTACCAATTCTATTATAGATTGCATCAGTTGCAGCAATAACAAGACTTTCGTCTGCGGGATCAGACGGTAAATTATCTGTTTTAGCCTTAATCGCTGCTAACTGTGTTGAATTGGTATCAATTTCGGTACGAATAGACGCCACAGTAGGCGCTGTAGGAATATTCGCAATATCCGCAGAGATACTTAAACCAACAGGTGCGCCAATTCGATTATAAATTGCATCAGTTGCAGCAATAATCAAACTTTCATCCGCTGGATCACTTGGAAGATTATCAGTTTTCGCTTTAATAGCGGCTAACTGTGTTGAATTGGTATCAATTTCAGTACGAATAGACGCCACAGTAGGCGCTGTAGGAATATTCGCAATATCAGCCGATATACTAAGTCCAACAGGTGCTCCAATTCGATTATAAATTGCGTCAGTTGCAGCAATAATTAAACTTTCATCCGCTGGATCAGAAGGCAAATTGTCAGTCTTAGCTTTAATCGCAGCTAATTGCGTTGAATTAGTGTCAATTTCAGTCCTAATAGCTGCCGCAGTCGGCTTTGCTGCAATATCCGCAGATATACTAGCACCTACAGGCGCACCAACACGATTATACGTTGATGTAATCAACGCAGCAAGATCACCCGCTGTCTGTGCAGTACCCAATACAGCACCTACATCAACACGACTATTCGCATCAACAGCAAGAGTACGTCCAGAAGTCGTAACACGACGATACAACTCCATAGTGCGTGTTACGGGAGCCATACCTGTACACGTAATATGAACACAATATTCTTCTGAGTCCGATGTGCTTGCTACAGTTGTATCTTCATCAATTAAAAGCGAATACACTCCCGGCATATTCGCAGAACTTAATTCTGCAATCGTAGGCGTCGTATATGCTGTTGCAGCACCGCCATTACGAGAGCGATATACTGTAAACGAAGACAATCCTGTCTTTCGTGTAACAAGATCAGTAGAGTCTACAGCAACAAAGAAAATCTTTTGATCAGTTTTCCCACTAGGTATTCTCATGCTGCTAACCTATCTGTGTGAGTCACACGACGACACATAATGCCTTTAGAAATTTGATGCAATCCACCCGATGCTTTACTACCGTGCGTAAATCCTTCTTCAATACTATGCAAACTAACTCGTCGCTGATTACCTGTAGCATCCCATTCAGCATAACCCGACGGCGGCGCATACGTTAATCCAGAAAACTTACCCGTTGTCGAGAACGTATAACCCGATTGTGACGCATCAACACCCCAAAGAATTGCTTTCCATGTCGTAGGCGCCCAAGTCGAAACGCTCTGATTTGTAAAAATCGCAGTACCATTCGCTTTAACTGGTATAGTCTTGCCTACAGGATCAACACTAACACTAAGTATCATCCCCGCAGATACTGCCGGAGTTGAAGGCCCTGTAACAACTGTCGATCCTGTAGGATCAACAATTTCCCAATTAGAATTATAACTAACATAAAAACCACCACCAACAGACAAAGCTGAGTCTACAGCCATACCAAAAATAGCCCAATACTGCATGAATGCATTTATAGTAACTTCAAATGTCCGCTTATCTGTAATCGCTGTAGTCGTTTGTGCGGCACTGTTACCAGTAGACGAAATTGTTAAGTTGCCATTAGACAACGTACCAGTA